CTGCAACGCTAAATGCACTCACCAGTCAGCCCAAAGCAAAGCTTTGGTGACTGATGGACATTGCAGACAGAACGATGGCTATGTATCTCTGATTACTATGAGGAGATTGGTATGGATAACATGACACTACTTACATTGTATAGCATCTTATCACACAGGTAGTTCGATCAGTATCTTATTCCAGTCCGTTGCGACATGCTTTAGGCTAGAGTAACATTCACTATCACATGACACTTTGTCATGCTATCGTTACGTTACCCTAGCTTTCGTAGACAGAACACAGCATGACGGACGTTGCTTCATAAGATTAACTTTTGTCGCAAAAGTTACAAAACAAGCAACAAACATTGCTTATTCTACACGATCTATAGAACACACACAGTGATTGTTTTTCTTTATTATCCTACGGGTCTTACGTCACTCTCACCTGCAACTAACTCTAACAACAAATAGCAGATCAAAGCTATACACAGACCTGTGTTGGCTATTTGTTATAAGACTTACTAACAGGCCGAACAAGTAAACACCTTATCCAAATAAATGTAAGGACATTTATTGGGCAGACATTTGCTCAAGTCTCTCGACTAATACTATTAGTCGCCTCGAGACTCTCCCTAAATGTAAGGTATTGACTAATTCCGAGAGCAACGTTTATGCCGTATCATAAAGCAAAACATCCCTGAGTGTGGGATATAACATAAGGAGATAATTATGAAGTACTTATTTATATTAGTTCTTGTCATGGGCATCACAACATCCATGGCATGCTTAGTAGCAAGCGTAGTTATGGGAGAGTATCTCATGGGTCTAGCGTTCATGGTATTTATACCAATGCTATTTATAGAACTTGATAATGCTTTTAATAAGATTGGGTAGTCGTGAGAATACCCATACTACCGAGCATGTTGCTCACAATCATATGACATAATCAAACATAGGAGAACATAATGTCAAAATCAAAAATCAAAACACAAGACGTACACACTACAATCACAGACACATGGATCGAGAACTTCGACATGGGTGAGCAAGAGAAGCCTGAGTACTCTAAGAAATATACCTCAGAGTTTACTGACGATGCAACTGACTCAGGTCAAGACAACCCATTCTGGAGATTGTCTATACTAATGAGGTATGGTGCATACTGCAAGACAGCACAGCAACAGCTTGCTAAGTCACATGAAAGACTTGACAACATCGAGAAGAGCCTTGCTAAAAACAGTAGCGAGAAACTGTTGGATGCTTACGACTGTGCTGAGTCAGCCATTATCAATAGCGAAGCTGAGTATCTTATCTTTCGTGACTTGTTCGAGGCTACCTATGGTGAGCAGTGGATGGGTAGCGAGGCATACTCAGCTAAGCTTGACGAGGCTTTCAATCCTAAAGCACTAGGATCAAGCAATAGTACGCCACCATCAGAACGTACTGAACAGGTATGGCTTAAGATACGTGGTCGTAAATCAGGTCGTACTGTCGAAGAGCAGAAGGTATTTGAGCATAACGTTCAACAATACATCATCAAGCACGGCGTAGATATGATCAAACAAAAGCCAGGTGAGTTAGAGACTATGCCAAAGAAAGAGGCTCAGGATATACTCAACGACTTGATCAGCACTCAAGCAAACAAAAAGTAACTTCAACTGCAGGCTAGGTTCATCCTAGTCTGCCTTTTTTCTTGTTCAATTCAGCAACAATAGAGTTTTGCGTATCATTCGCAGGCTCATTGCAAAACACAAGGAGCATATGCAAACTAACCCCTAACACTTATCACTTCCCTAACAACCAATAAGTCGCACTCACTTCGTTCGTGCAACCCATGGGGGGTGATAACGTGTTGACTTTTTTTACATGGTGAAATTCAATTCACTTCAACCAAACCCATTTACATATAGGAGATAACAATGGATGGAATAACAACACACTTAGCACCTTATGATTTCCCAGTGGAGGTGCTTGAACTAGAAGCTATAAGCAAAGATGGACAGATTGGTAAAGACAATTACAAAGTACCACCATCAATGCAGAAAGCTATTGTTCGTACTGATACAGGTCAGGTACTAGGTACTCATGGTGGTGCATATCAAATGATACGACATGGTGAGGTCGTCGATAAGATGGAGCAAGCTGCACGTAACAGTAACAGAGTCACTCGTGACTTCACTCATACTCAAAGAGTATATGAGAATGGTGCAAAATTACGTGGTACTATAGCATTCAATGACCTAGTTATTGAGCCTCAAGTTGGTGACTATATCAAGTTCCACGTAGACTATACCAACTCATACGATGGTGCTTGGTCAATCATGATCAAGGCCGAGGGTTACAGACTATGGTGTAGCAATGGATGTGCTAGTCCAAAAGCATTATCATTCAATCGTAACAAGCATACATCAGGCTTCAGCTTGATAGGTACGCAAGGTAAGATAGATCGTGCTATCACCGGGTTCTTTGACAGTGAGGGTATCTGGCAGAAGTATGCCACTCAACCTGTAAGTATGCTAGAGGCTGAAACATTCCTCAAGGCTACCATATGTAAGCGTAGTTCTAACACTACTATGGTCAAGGTCAATGAAACTAAATTAGAAAAGCTAATGGGTTTGTATCGTAATGAGACATCCAAGCTAGGTCAAAACAAATGGGCATTGTATAATGCTATGACTTACTGGTCCTCTCATACACAAGATGCAGCACATCCACACAGAGCAGAGATACTACGTCACAGTGAAGTATCCAAAGCTTTACAGACTAGTAGGTGGGATGGCATCGGGGTACAAGATGTAGCTGTACTAACATAATTTCCTGCAGGGAAAGTCTACACACTCAAGGTGTACCACTGGTTCAATCGGGTCTAAGGTATGTCATGGTGAATTAACATCGGAAAGATCAACGGGCGTTGCTTCCTGTCAGCAAGAGGCTTGATGTGTAGACACTTAATCACAACAACAAAGGAGAACACAATGGTAGATTCATACCAACAATATCTATGCTCACTCATTGGCATGTCATGTGACAAAGAGTGTGATGCAGTCAACATAGCAAACGCAGTGTGTGAAATTGCAACGTCATTGCACAAGCCAAGCTTTGTAGAGCAAACAAAAAAGGAATGGCATACGTGGCAGGAGCAACCTATGCTAGAACATTATGGTGTAACAGATAAGATAAAGGAGTGTAGCTATGAGTAGATACAAAGATCAATGCATCGAAGTCGAAGAGAAGTTTGGTGCATACCTAACCAACGACGGCATGACAAATCAACAGGCATTAGTTGCTATCAGTAAAGAGTATGGTGTGGCACACAGATTTGCGTGCGAAACTTTACTTAAAGAATGGAATGCTGACGATAAATAATACTTGATCATGTAGCATATATGCAGTACTAATTTTATATGGTATTGTGCAAGTATATAAATCAGCTACAAGATATAGCTTCTGAGAATGATGTTCGTCTTAAAGATATGTTCATTGTTGCAGGTGTACCTACTAGTACATACTATCGTGCAATAAATGGGATGGACTTAAGATTTGATACAGCAGAAAGAATACTCAAAGCGTTCAGACATGTTCAACTACAGAGCGACCCCAGTTCCAATCAATCCTAACTGGAAAGAATTGGTGTCGTCTTTAGTTAATAAGCGTAACCAAATGCAACTGTCGCAAGAAGCATTAGCTTATAAGATCGGATGTGCTGATAGCCTGATAGGTAAGTGGGAAAGATATGAACGCTTACCCTCAGGCTTTATGCTTTTGGATTGGATAGAAGCACTTGATTGTAAGCTAAAAGTTCAATGATCAAATGCGATGTGTGTAGTACACACACGAAATACTTTACGAAAGTAAAGGGCAGTCGAACTTTCTTTGTCTGCTTTAGTTGTAAGGAGAAATCAAATTGGCAAGCACATCTAGCAGAAAAGGAACATACCACGAGAACTTCTTTGTCAAACTCTTCAAAGCGTGGAAGATCAAAGCAAAGCGTCAGCCTCTTAGTGGAGCGTTGGGAGGCGAATATAAAGGCGACCTCGTCGTCGAACTCAACGGACAAGAAGTAATAGTTGAAGTAAAGTATCGTAAGAATAGCAGCTTCCCATCCCCATTCACAACAATGATCAACCGGGATGCTGTTATATATAAGAGAGGTGGTAATGCAGAGCCAAGATGGGTAATGTTTTTATCAGAAGAAACAGTCAAGAAACTATGGAGAAAGAAATGACTTTACAAAAATCAGTGCTACAAGAATATGATAGAGAACTAGAACTAGTACAAAAGCATGTGCTTGATTTGTTTTGGGAGTATGATCGTATGTCATCAGCAGGACAAAGTTCACTTAATAAACTAGCCAAGTTAGTAGAAGTACCTACTGAAATGGAGATACAAAAAGATTGGAAACAATACATGGCAGACACGGCATAGGTATGTCGTTCCGTAATATCCAAGGTATCTTGGATGCTGATGTCGGTGATGCAGTAGCCAAGCTTGTGCTACTAGTAATCAATCATCATGCTAATCAAGATACCATGATTGCTTTCCCATCAATCAAAACGATTGCTATTAAATGTAACCTCAGTGAGCGTACTGTTATACGTAAGCTTGAGTACCTAGTAGATAAAAATTATTTGATACGCAAACGTCAGGGTAAGAATCAAGTCAACATATATAGAGTACGGAAGTGTCAGCCTGTCACTATGGAAGTGACAGAGTGTCACGTGGAGGGTGTCAGTATGTCACACGAACCTATAACTAACCAACCATCTAACAAAGTAGGCAAGACAAATGCAGTTACAGTTAAGCAAGAACAAAAAAGCACAGGCTTTACAAAGTCTAACAACAACCAGTCCAAGGGAAGTAGAAGCAAGAGTTCTTTCTTCTTTGGAATCAATTCTAAATTACAAGGAAGAACTTAATCCAGACTTCAGTGTGCGTGGATACAAGCTTGTCAGCAAACCAAAGGCTGATGAACTAGAAAAAGCTTTGAATGTTATGGCCTTTGCCATGACACCCATGCCACAAGAGCATATGGAGCAGGAGTTACTCAAGTGTATGATGGTCATGGTCAAGCCATCACAAGAAAGCAAAGAAGATATTGCCATGCGTATACGCCTAATTGCACGTGGCTTGTCTGATTATCCTGCTGATATATTTTTGTATGCAGTCAAAAGCGTTTCGCATACAAAAACATTCTTCCCTAGTCTTTCTGAGTTCAGAGACGCAGGAGAATGGAGGTATCAAAAGCGAGTAAAGCTACTCGATATGATACAAAACGCAACAAAACGATAAGAAACTACTAGTATTAACTGCAATTATGCAGTACAATATATTCAAAAAGGAGAACACAATGAATGTAGTAAACTTAAAACCACCTGTCCGTGATCCAAAATGGAGAATGGGATTCATTGGTGGGTCAGATGCAGTCAAGATTATGAGTGGTGACTGGCATCCACTATGGTTAGAGAAGACAGGTCAAAGTCAACCTGCTGATCTATCACATCTATTCAACGTACAACTTGGTACATTTACAGAAGACTTCAACCTTGCATGGTTTGAACAAGAGTATAATGTTCATGTTCTTGGCTATCAACACGAGGCTAAGAAAACTATCGATGGTATACCATTCAAAGCTACGCTTGATGGCATCATGATAGACCCGGAAAACAAAGGCGAACACATTGGTATCGAGTGTAAGCACACAAGTTCATTCAAAAAGTTTGATGATATACTTGCGTACTACTCACCACAGATACAGTTGTATATGAAAGTCGCAGACCTCAAGCATATGTATCTGTCTGTAATCTTTGGCAACCAATGGGAGTGCAAGCTAGTCAGTCAAGACGAAGCTGAGTGGTTGCGTATGCTACCAATACTACGTGACTTCTGGTCACATGTTGTCAACAAGCAAGCACCTACTGCTGATATGCCTAACGAATTACCAACAGGTGTTCAGCACATGACACTAAACAACATGGTTACACGTGATGCAAGTAAAGATAATAGCTTCAGAAACTATGAAGCTAATTACATTGAAAATGTATTGGGTAACAAACGATTTGAAGTTGCTAAGAATGAACTTAAGTCTCTTGTATTATCTAATGAGCGTGAAGTGTATACCGACAAGCTATCAATCAAACGCAACAAACGTGGTGCATTGACTATACGTATCAAGGAGATAAGCGAATGACATTCCTAGAAAAGAAAAAGAAATGGTGGGAGTATCACAAAGATAACCCACATGTATACAACTACTTTACTAAGTATACATTACAAGCAATTAGCAGTGGTGCAAAGAA